ATTTTAGAGAAGTATGAAAAAATGTTCGAAGATGGAAGTGCCTACAAACCTATTAGATTATCTCAACCTCAACCGTCTATGGCAGAAGTAGAAGGAGCAAAACCTGAACCATCTAATATACCATTAGGTGAACAAGTAGATAAGGATGTATTCATGGATAATCAAAATAGTGATTATACTGAATTCGATAATACAATGGAAGAAAGAATAAATAAATTAAAAGAAGCTAACGATAATACCAACACTAACACTAGTAATGTTAATGTGCAATCTAATGTTATTGAAAAACTCATTCGAAGAATAGAGTTATTAGAAAAAGGAGTAAGCCTAGTAATGGAAACTCAAACAAAGTTATTGAAGGAGGGGAAATGAAGAAGATATATGAAAAATATTTAGGTGAAGGAAAAAAAGGAAATGTTTTAAATGAAGCAGTATCTTTTATAACCGTATGGCAAGGAGATCATAAATCAAGTATAGGATGGAGTGATAAGACAGATGATCCAGGTGGTGGCAAAGCATATGTATTAGGAAATATACCTCATAATGCTCCATTTATGTTTGATAGAAAAGAAGTTTCAAAGATAATAAAACTTCTGAAAATGAAAAACAGTCCATTAGTAAAAGATTAATATTAATGAGGGTAAATGATAACAGGAAAACTAACAAGACCTAAATGGGATCTACATCAATTAAAAGATAATGTAGAACATGATTTATTCGAATCGGTAATAGTAGAGTTTACAGATATATCTGGAATAGAATGTCAATACTACATAAGAGATGAGAGTCTAAAAAAAGATTACTTCTATGGTGAATCTGATAGAACTAGATATCTTCTTCCTCCATCAATCACTCGTTTAATCTATGAACCTACAGATGAACCTACTCTTACTACTGGATTTGGTATATATTCAGAAGAATCAATATCATTTGCTTCAATCCCTAAGTTAACATTGTCTAGAGATGTTAGTGCTGGATACCATCCAAAACCTGGAGATGCACTTATTACTTTATGGAATAATAGAGCATATGAAATAGCCGATGTATCAGAAGAAGAAAAAATATTTCAATTGAAGAAAATGATTTGGGGTTTCGTACTTAAACCTTACAGATTCAGTGAAGAATCAGATTCAGCTAGAGAAATTTCAAGGTTTAATAGAGAACCTACTCCACAACTTACAGATACATTGACTACTCCGTTAACAGCATACGGAGATAATGAAGAATTAGAAGATGAAAGTGATGAAATTTTTGACTATGATAAAAGTCTTGATATAGATTCAAAGATATATGGATACTAAAAGGAGGAATAAAAAATGTCTACAATGAAACAGTTTTTAGAAAGAGCATTAAATGAAACAAAAACAAATGAATCATCAAATGAAAAAAAAGAACAAAGTTATAAATCAGGTATTTATACATTAAGTTCGGCATTTAATGAGTTTAGTAATGGTTATATGAGAGGAATGGGTCAAATAATGCAGAATAAAAGTGTTATGGATAAAAATTTTAAAAAATTAAGAGATAATATAGCTACTGCATATGAAAGATTGGATGATGCAATATCAAAACATATGGAAAAAATAAGGGAAGAAGATCAAGCTAAAGCCACTACTTTAAGGTAGGAGAATGATATGAGATTTAAAAATTATTTAACAGAAGGAAGTAAAACTCTTAATGTAGCTAAAGTTCCATTGGATAAAGCTAGAAAATATGCAGAAGGAGTTTTCGGAAGTAAAGAGGAACTTGATAAAGTTATTCCAGATTTCGATAAGAACTATGTAGCACTTCAAAATCTATATAAGAAAGATGCTCTAGACATTGCAAGAATTAATATGCCTGTTATTGAACCTAATGATATGAAAGTATTCAATGATAGATTAAAAAAAGGACAAATTGATATCTTCAAACCTCATGCTTTATCTAAAAAAGAACTCTTCCCTAAAAATATTTCTAAAAAAGAAGGAGAAGAGTGGGTGAAGTTAGGAGAAAAAGATGGTGATCCAAATGATGATAAAATTCCTGCTAAGATAACTAGTAAATCTGGATCTGCATTAAAACCATTGCAGGGCCAATTATGGTTAGAGAAATTAGTTAATAACATTAAAAAATTCGGAGCACCAAAAGCTGGATCTCCTGTACTCGAAACTACTATTATTGTATCAAAAGAAGGATATATTTTAGATGGACATCATAGACATGGGCAAGTCATGTTAGTAGATCCAAGTTTAAAAATGAAAGCATTGTATGTACCACTAGATGTTAAGACATTACTCAAAATGGGAGTGACTTATGGTACTGCTATAGGAAATAAAGCGAAAGCATAGGAGAAGTAAAATGAGACTAAAGCAATATTTAAAAGAGGGGTTAAGTTGGTCTGAATATATGAAAATATATAAATTTGACAAGAAACGGGCTGAAAAAATAAAGGCCAGATTAATTAAAAATCTGAATTTGAAAAGAATTAAAGATCCCATGACAAAATATGCTAAAGTAGGTAAAACTCTTGATAAATTTGAAACACCTGATGGTAATTATAGACTAGAAATGGTAGGTGGATATGGAGTTAGTGGATCATTTAGATCTGGAAAAACTAGAACAGTTTGGAGAATTTGGAATAATGAAAGAGGACAATATCATGAAGGACAACATAAAACAATAAAAAAAGCACAAGAAGCATTAGTAACCTATCTTATGAGAAATGATAAAGTAGAGATAGTATAATGAGATTTAAAAAATACATAAAAGAAATGTCATTTGAAGAAAAGGACGTTCCTAGAACTTTTAGAGTAATATTTGAGATTAATCAATATGATCCTGCAAGAACTACTAAAGCAGTAAAGCAATTATCAAATATGAAACTAGAAGGATTAACTGGTATAAGCGATAAGAGCGATATTGGTTTTCATTGGTTAGGAGTAGCTAGAGATGCTATGTTAATAATGAAAGGCAAGGAAGTAATTAAGCTCAACAAGGTATCAAGATTCTTATATGGAAATCCGAATTACTTTCTAAGTAATAAAATGGCAATGGCTAAACGTATATTCCAAAAAGGTTCTGGAACTATGGGAGATTCTAATCTACTACATAATATTTTAGAATATATGTTCAAAGCTATGGGTACTTCTGGAAAGATAAGTAAACATGATGTTGATTATACTGCCGCTTATCAAAGTTATGCTCATGTTGCATATAAAAAGAGTACTGGAATAAATAGTTCAAAGGATCTAGTTAAATGGATAAGAAAAGCAGGGGAAGTATTAAGAAAAGAAGATGCAGAAAGTGATTGGGGTAATTTTAATTTAATGAATATAGTTAAACAATTCGAAGAACTTTCAGATAAAGATATAGAAGATGGGGTATATAAAGCATTTGAGTTAATAGGAAATACCTATGGTAGTGAAGGTGAATGGGTAATAAAAAATGACTACTTGAAAGTACCTAAAGGATCTTATTTATATATACTTGCTCCTAAACAAGCATATAAAGAAATGGAAAAGCTCAAAACAAAAGATCCTGTATCCTGGAACATAAAAAAACAATTCGGACATTTAGAATTTATGGACAAATGGGATGCTCTAATTGATCTATTTAAAAAGTATGGAATATTCAAAAAGTATGTTGTAAAATTTATAGATAATGCAGAATGGAAAAGAGTTCAAAGTATGCATTTATCTAAGAGGTAATATGAAAGATTATTTCTTTTTTAATGTTTTCAGAAAAACATTAATACAATTTTTAGATGCCTTTAATGATATTAAGATTGCTAGGTATACTCCAGATGGACAAGCAATAGAAAAATATGTTGAAGTGCCAATAAAACTATCAGTCAAAGAAAAAGTATGGTATTGGCTAAGTCAAAGGAAAGACGATGAAATGCTTCCTATGATAAGTGCATGGATATCTTCAATTGATTGGGCTTCTGAAAGAGCGGTGAATGATAAATTCGAAATATGCAAAGGAGCCAATACAGAAACGGGAGAATACCAGAAATTTCTTCATCCAATCCCATATAATCTTACAGTCACTATGAACATATGGACTTTACATATGGTAGATATAGACCAGATAATGGAACAAATACTACCATTTTTTGCTCCACATATTTTTATAAGAGTATATCTTAAAGAACTAGGAATAGACTTTGATGTAAAAGTACTTTTTAGAAGTGCTACTCCAGAATTAAGTCATGAAATGGGAGATGAAGAATATAGAGTAATTAACTATACACTAGATTTCGAATTACAAACATGGTTCTTCAAACCAGTCGAATCATCTAAATTAATAGGTAAAATATTTACTAGTATGTTTACAGAACCAGAACAATTTATAAATTATGTAGGTGATTCTACTTCTACATTTACATCAGGTGCTTCTGGTGGAACAATTATAGATCTAAGAGGAAAAATAGAAGATGGAGATTTGATTGTTAAATACAATCTATTCGAACCTTGTGATAGTAGATCACCTTTTGCAGTTTAAGGAGAAAAAAATTATGGATTTAATAGAAAAGTATATAGGGGAAAACAAGAATAGTATAGTTTCTAGTGGTAAAGGTAAGGGTCAACCAAGATGGGAGTATTATGATAGCCGTGGTGTGAAGCATTATGGTTATGTAGAAAAATTTTCCGATAAAGGAGGAACAGATGTTACTTATTTTTTCAAGGATGAGAAAACGGATGAACTTTCTGTTGTTTCAGGTTCGGTTTTAAAGAAAGCAAATAGGATATGGAAATAATGGAGAAAAGAAACTATGGATTTAGTAGAAAAATATAAAATAGATGAAGCAAGAGATACAGGGCCAAGAAATCGTCAATTAGCATCAAAAATAAAAAATGCATTAGTTAAAATAGGTACAGATGTTAGAAAAATAGATACAAAAGCTGTTGGTGATTGGGATAAAATTAAATCAAAATTAGAAAAATCAATAAACAGTTCTATTAGCCTGTTACCATAGGAGAAGTAAATGGCAATTCAATGTGCATCATCAGGTTTAACAAACCTAGATAAAGCTACACCAACTAATTTTCAGTTGATATTTCCAAAACTCCCTACAGAAGAATCAATATCAGCTAATAATCCGTTTATTATGAATATCTTTTCAGCGGTTATACCTAGCTTATCAATGGCAGAAGAAGAACTTCGCTGGCAATCGAATAAAACGAAACATGCTTTAGTGCCTTTGGAATATGATTCATGGTTAGTTAGTTATGTAGTGGATTCAGAAATAGCAAACTGGAAATTACTTTATAAGTGGATGAGTTTTATAAACGATAACTCATACAAGATAGCAGATCTACATCGTTCTTATGCTGTAGATGCAAGTCTTATAGTAATGACGAATTATAGAATACCTATCGTAGAACTTCGATTTGTAGATATATGGCCTTCGACTTTAGGAGAAGTTTCTTTTAGTACAAGAGAAGGTGATGTTCAATTAGAAAGTACTGTAAACTTTACATATGATTACTTTAAAGTTAATGAAGCAGTATCCTCATAAAGACCCTAATTTTCTTCCAAAATAAAAAAAATATATAAATAGTATTAGAGAAAGATGATTTTAATTTTTAAATAGTATAGGATATGACTATATCCAATAATTCAGAGAAGCTATCTGTATAAAAAGGAGAAATTATGGCTAGTACAATGCAAGAATTTTTAAATAATGCTTTAAATGAAACAAAAAAGATAAGTGAAGTAGTTGGGTATGGAGAAAAAAGACATGACTATACAGTTACTTTGAAGGTATCCACAGTTTCGAAGGATGAAGTGAAAGCAAAAAACGCTATTAAAAAATATATGCAGACTGTGGGAAATAAAAAGGTTATAGTTAATGGAATGAAAATAGATTAAGTAAAGCTATCGGGGTTTTACCGATATAAAGGAGGAAGAAATTATGACACAATACTTATCACCATTGGTAGACGTTAATGAAATAGACCTAACGACTACTATTCCAGCCGTAGCAACCTCTATAGGTGTGAGTGTGTTGAGGAATACATGGAAAGGGCCA